TGCCGTCGTTGACGGCCGCGAAGTCCAGCATTGCGTAGCGGCGGATATCCCGGGCCTGATAGAGATTGAGGACGCCGACAGCCGTCACCCACGTCCGGAAAATCATCACCTCGTCGATCGAGCCCGGGAAGAACTGGCTGCCTGCCCTTGGGTCGTTGGCAATCCTGCCCGGCGCGCTGGTCAGGGTGTCATTGGCAGTGAGCGTTGCCGTCTTGACCGACACGCCATCGACGTACATCACGCAGGCCGTGGCGTCCTTCGTGACCACGAACAGGTGCCAGGCGCCATCCGTCCAGTCGCCCGCCGCGGGCGTCACCGTGTCCTGCGTCCCGGCGTTGTCCTTGTACACGAACACGGGCCGGCCGAGGTTGTTGAGCACCAGCCGAATGATCGCGTTGCCCGTCGTCGCGTGGCGCTCGCAGTAGATCGTCTGCGTGGTGTTGCCGCTCGATGACTTGGCCCACACGGCGATGGAGAAGTCCGTCTGCCCGGCCAGCAGCGTGGCGCTGCCCAGGGTGACCTCTTCGTCGGTCCCGTTGAACGTCACGGCCGTATCTGCGATATCGGCCAAGGCCCCGGCCACGCCGAGCGTCGGGGCGTTGACGTAGGTGCCGTCCTGAATGCCCATCTCGTCAACGGCGTTGGTGCCGGAGGCCTCGCCGAGCCGCCACCATGCGTAGGGCGTGGCCACGAACGAATCGGGGTAGCTCGTCACCATGTCGGTGTACGTGGTCCCGGCATCCCGGTCGGAGAGGTTGAACGGGGCCTCTCCGTCCGATGGCGTGGCCCCGGTGTCATGGGCGGTGATCGAAGCCCAGAACTTGCCGGTCCCGATCTCCTTCACCCTGATGCTCCGAACGGTGCCGTCGAAGTACGTCGTGGCCCCGTCGGTCACCGCCAAGGCGTCGCCGATGAACACGTTGAGGCCGACCAGCACGAGATCGCAGCGTCCCTGCCGGCCCCCGCTGGTCCGGGTGATCTTGAGAGTGCCCCATTGCAGGTAGGCCGTCCGGTCAACAGTGGCGATCGTCAGCGCCAGGGCCACGGCTACACCGCGTCCAGCTTGAGGCGGATGGCGATCATGTCCATCAGCTCGTCAACCCCGGACAGGCCGTAGATGTTGCCGTTGACGATCACGGTCACCCCGGGGCGGGCATTGGCCGGCGTCACCCGCTCGCCAGCCTGCAGGACCGCCAGCACGTCGGACCCGGGGGCTCCTGGCACCACGCCGCCAGCGTGCAGGTACGGCAGGTGCGGCAGGTTGAGGCCGCCCCAGTCGAAGTTGATGGAACCGACGGGCGTGTCCATGTGGACGTGGATCTGCAGCCCGTTGATGGCCCGGATGATCCCGTTCACGGCCCCGATGACGAAGTTGATGGCGCCCCGCACGATGGGGGCGATGGCGCCAAACACCCTGCCGACGACCGTGCCCACGGCCCGGAAGGCATCCCCCAGCACGCCGAGCACGACCATCAGGCCGTCGAACAGGCCGCCCCAGAATGTGATCGCCCCGGAGATGATCGTGCCGATGGCGCCGAATACGATCCGGAAGGCCGGGGTGAGCTGCGTCACCACGTCCCTGATGGTCCCGAACACCCGGGATGCCACGGGGCCGATCGCCTTGAATGCCGGCTGCAGGGCGTTGACGAGCTCGCCCACGATGGGCCCGATGGCCTCCCACACGGCCCCCAGCACGTCCACGAGGACCGTCAGGGCTTCGGCCAGGATCGGGGCCGCCACCTGGCCCACGTCGTTGACGATCTTCCCGACCTTTTCCATGGCCTCGCCCACGGCCACGTTAGACACCGCGAGCTTGCCTTCGTTGGTCGCCGCCCACGTCTCCGCGGAGCCGGTGACGTTCTTTTGGATGGCGTCGAGGAACCCGGCCGCACCGGTCACCCCGGTGATATCGATGCCCAGGCTCTTGAGGGCCCGGCCGTTACCCACCGCGGCCTTGGACACGGCGTCGGTGGCCTGCTCGAGACTGATGCCCTTGGCCCGGGCGAGGTCCTGGGCGAGCGAGTTGAGCTTCTGGGCCTCCGTCAGATCGTGGGTGACACCGATCAGGGTGCCGATCGAGGTCCGTACCTCGTCGTCCGCGAAGCCGAGCTTGGCCTGGGCCGTGGCGTAGGCCTCCACCCCGGCGGTGTTGCCGTCCCAGTTGGCAATGTTGTTCTTGAGGGCCTGGGCGAGCAGTTTCTGAGAGGTCTCGTCGGCCCGGAACGCCTCCGCGGCCTCGCCAAGCTTGGAGATCCCGAGGTCGATGGCACTGGTCAGCAGGTTGAACGCGCCGATCCCGGCACCCAGGACCATGCCCTTGCCCACGCCCCGCAGCTTGCCGGTGATCCCCTCCGTCTTCGTGATCGCCCCGTCCACGGCACGATTGAAGTCCTTGGACTCACCCAGGATCCGGATGGTCAGGTCGCGGCTCATGTGAACCCTGCCTTCCGGGCGATCTCGCCGATGGCCTTGTCAACCTCGGTGGCGATATACGACCTAGACTCACCGATCGCGGGGTACAGGTAGCGCCCGCCCGGCACCAGCTCGCGCTTGAAGCCGCCCGTGGACTTGGCACGGGCGACCGGCGACGACGACGTGATGCCCCGGGCCCCGGCCTTGCCGCCACCGAAGTCCAGCCACGGGTAGTAGCCGGCCTTGTCATCCCGTGACCCGGGCCCGCCCCGAGGGAAGTTGATGGTGGCGCCCCGGTCGGTGCTCCGCGGCTTGAGGCTCTTGGCCGCCGTGCCCGAGCCGAAGGGCATCCGCTGCTGCGCCACGCCGACGACGTGATCGGCGATGGCCTTGAACGCCCCGCGGAGATCCTTGGCCAGCGCCTTGTCAACCTGCCGCAGCGCCTTGGTCAGCTCGCGCAGCCCGATGACCTCCACGTCGGCCATCAGGCGGTCCTCTTCCACAGCCGCACCACGATGTAGGGCTGCAGGTTGTTGTGCGCCCCGCCACCGCCCGTACTGCCGGTCGCGTTGCCGTCGGTCACGGCACCGCTGGCGTTGGTATCGATGGCGAACCGCAGGGCCCCGCCGCTGGCGCTCGTGGGAGCTGTCTGAGGGTGGGTATGGGCCGGCATCTCGGCCGCGGTCAGCGTGTGAGTCTTCGCGCCGCCCGTCTCCTCGGCCGTGTCGAAGGCGGCATCCCCGGCGTCCAGCCCGACCAGCACGCGGCCGGCACCGAAGGCGGCCCAGGTGCCCACGCCGAACAGGGTCCCGGGGCTGGTGGCGACGACCGAGGCGTAGATCGAGCCCACCGGGTACACGAGGTTGACCATGTCGGCCGACGTGAACGTGCCGCCCGGATCCCCCTGGGGCCCCTGCGGGCCCTGGGCACCGTCGGCTCCTGCCGGGCCGGGCACGGTGGAGTCGGCACCTGCCAGTCCCTGGGGTCCGTCAGCACCGTCAGCACCCGCAAGGCCCTGCGGACCCTGAATACCGTCAGCACCCTGCGCCCCTGTAAGGCCCGTAGAGCCCTGCAAACCCTGGGGGCCGGTATCTCCGGCCACTCCCTGAGCTCCCGTCGCTCCTGGGGCTCCTGACGGGCCCTGGGGGCCTTCCGGGCCTGCAGGTCCAGCCGGGCCCTCGGGGCCCTCGGTGCCGGCGGCACCGTAATACTGGGGCATCGGGTTGCACACGCTGCAGGCGGCCTCTTCGGCCGTGAGCGGCACCACACCCGGGACGATGTGACCGTGGCGCGTCATCTCGGCGTCTCCCGGGCCAGTTCGCGCATGGCCGCTCGATAGACGTGGAAGGCCCGCCAGGCGAGGTACTCGTCATTGCCGAGGCTCTCGCGCATGGACCGGATGCTCATGTGCAGCTTCTCTGCCAGGGCGAAGTCGAAGGGGTCCATCTCCTCTTCCATGAACGCCCGCTCGTACACGTCCTGGCCTACGTTTTTGGGGAGTCGGTCGCCAGTCCGGAGAGGATCAGGATGCCGTCGATCAGGCGGCCAGCGGTCTCCGTGTCATTCGACTCGCGGAACGCCTTGGCCTCTTCGGTCGTGCAGCCTGTCCCGCACTCGAGAATGAACACTTCGGCTTCGTCCTCCCGGCCCCTGTAGCCGTTGAGGGCGAGGGCCTGGGCGCGGGACAGGCTCCGGTATTCGACGGTCTCCCCGGCGATCTCCACCGTGGCCGTGGCAAGCGGACTGACCGGCAGGGCCATGTCAGGCCCCGATGACCGTGCGAACGGGTAGGACCACGATCAGAACGGAGCCCTTGAACGTGACGACCCCGCCCACGGGGCTGGACTCGGCGTAGGCGGTCACGATCACACCGCTGGTGATCGTGTACAGGGACTGGCCGGACACGTTGCCACCCGGGTACCACAGCGCGGTGACCGCGGTGCCGGCCGTGACCAGCGGGAACAGGATGGCCCCCGGGCCCGTGGTGGCCGTGGGATCGTAGTTGCCGCTGAAGTCGATCTTTCCGCCGGGGATGCCGGCCACGGCCGTTTTCCACGTCGCGCCGTAGGTCGTCGTATCCGCGGTATCGAGGTCGGTGCTGAAGTCAACGTTGGTCAGGAAGGCGGCAAGGGCACCTGAGTCGATGGTCAGGGCTGCGTTCTTACCGTGGCGGAAGGCCATGGGGATCTCCTACTTGTTCCGGCTGTAGGCCAGGAAGAACGTGATGCCGTCACCGGCAGAGCCGCCGGTCCGGGTGGCCACGTAGCGGACGTAGCGTCGAAGGTCCGCGATAACGGTCGCGGACTGCAGGCGCTGAGAGGTCGCCCCGGTGGCGGCGGTGAACGCACCGCCGGACACGTCGGCCACGTCGCTGAAGTCAGAGGCCGAGGCGTCCACAAGCTTGACGACCCACGAGCCGGCATCCACGGCGGTGACGTGCAGGTGCATCGTCCAGCCGGTTGACGACGGCGCATTGCCGGCCCCGTCGTCCCTGTTCGCGCCCGTGGTGTTGTTGGTGTCCTCTGCCAGCGGGTGCAGCACGTCGCCGAAGCCCACCGTGCCATCAGCCGTGAAGGAACCCTTGACGGCCACCGCCCCGCCGACGGGACTCGACTCGGCATAGGCGGCTTCGATGGCCGATACCAGGCGTGCCCGGTCACCGATCGCA